TCCAGATTTCCCGTCAGGAACTGGTCCTTGGTGCGATGCCGGCCCTCAAGGGCGCCCGCAACGAGATGGCGAAGCTCATCATCCTCGACCGCGAGCGCGTTCGCTGGAATGCTCTGCTGACCATTCCGAACAAGGCCTACAACAGCACGGCAGTGTCCTCGATCCCGCAGGTGAACGGTCCGTTGACCTCCGGCCGTATCCAGACCCTCGTTCGCGCGATCCTGAAGGCCAAAGGCTCCTACGTCTCGGTCGGTCAGGGCGGCACGAACAAGGAAGGCACCAATCCGACCGAAGCGTCTCTGGTCTTCCTCGGCCATACCGACCTCCAGCCGGACGTGCGTTCGCTGCCGGGCTTCCAGCCGGCGATTTCGCTCCCGAGCGGCAAGCCGAAGCACAAGACCCATTTCGGCAACTGGCTGAACGTCGAGTTCTACCTGACCCAGGAAGCGCCGATTCTCGCAGGCGGCGGTGCGGCGTCTACGACGCTCATCAACACCGCAGGCGCGGCCGACGTGTATCAGAACGTCCTGATGGCGAAGAACACCATCCGCACGGTCAAGCTCGGTGGTTCGGGCGCGGAAGGGTCTGGCAACCTCGACACCAAGCTCCTGAACGAGCCGGACAAGTACGATCCGACCAACGCCTACGCCGACCTCGTCTGCGCATGGTGGGATGCGGCGTACATCATCACCAACGACTGGGCCTGGGTTCTCTACACCGGCGCTACCCTCAACCCGTAATCGGAGACTGCGATGGCAACTTACTACAGCAACAACTACAAGCAGAACCCGTTGCGGTCCACGCTTTGGGAGGCGATTTACCCGCCGACCGAGCATGCGGGTATCGTGTACGGATCGCGCTTTCAGCTCGTCGTTCCGGTGGGAACCACGAGCGGCGATATCCTGAAAGCTCTGGACTTCGGCATCGCCGTCCCGGTCACGACTCCCCAGTCAGTTGGCGTGTACGTCCTCGACCTCACCTACACGACCTCGGCGAACGCCGGTGGCGCGCTAGTGGCAAGTTTCGGGTTCGGCTCCGCAGGTCAGACGGCCTTCGGTTCGGGCCTGACGACCCTGCAGTCGGCGGCGACCACGACGATTACCGACGCGGTGGCAAACGCAGCCGTTCCGGTCATCAACCCGGACAGCTTGCAGTTCCTCATCACCGGCGGTGGTCCGAGCACGACCCTCTGCACGGTGACCGGCTTTGTCCAGTACATGCTCAACGCTCCGACTGGCCCGTAATAGGGCGCACTCCACCCGCTCATCCCAGTGGTGAGCGGGTTCTTTTCCACCTAACGAGGGGATCACATGGCAGGCAAACGCACTCCCGGCACGCTCCTGAAGAACAATTTCGAGGACGCCACGCGGGGCGAGTTGGAATCGGCGCACGAGCTGAAGACGGGGAATGTTCCGTCGAACAGTTTCGAGCTGGAGGAGCTTCGCGCGGTCGTTCAGAGGCTCTGGGGTGAGACGACGATCCAGGCTCCGATCACGCCAGCCGCCCCCACGCCTATCTCAGCGCCCAAGAGCAAGGGCATCCCAAACCTCAGCTCCTCGGGTGTTTGGGAAGGCCGCAAGCGCCGTGTGACGATCCTCAAGCGCGATACCAAGCTCGACTACTCCCAGCCCATCGGCTGGAGCGGCACGATCTGGAACGTCCCCGTGGGCACCCCGGTGGATATGCCGTGGCCGTACTGGGAAAGCCTCCAGAACACGCTCAGCACTGATCACGGCTCCGATGACGTAGTGGAGTGGGTCCGCAAGCCCGGTGGCCGACTTGAGAAGCACGTCACCCCGATCACCACGCCAACGATCAACTATATCGACCACGGCGATGTGGAAGGGACGGAAGACCTCCCGACCTCGTACTGGGACTTCTACCGCCGCGAGGCGTTGAAGAACAACTGTTTCGAGGGCAAGCACCGTTCCGTGCTCATCACGATCCACAACACGCTGAAAGACCCGCTACCAGCGGCGTATTTCCGCGACATGCGCGACATCGACATCCGCATCGAGATTGCCCAGGTATTGGGCACCGATGTTGCCGATTCCCTGCAGGGCCAGATGTACGCGGAGGCTTAAGTCATGGCGTCGATGACGTACCTTGCGCTCTGCCAGTACGCGCATCGACTCCTGCGAAGCGGTAATGCGCAGCCCGGCACACAGCCGGGCGCGATCCCTCTGGCGGCCAATCTCGATCAGGTCGTCTACGACATCGTAGACGCTGTCCCAAGAGCCTGGGAGTGGGTGCAGAACGAGCACCCTTCCTGGGACTTCATGCGAAAGCAGAACGTTTTCGTGTTGTCCTCGGGGCTTAGGCAATACACCTTGGGTCAAATCCAGGCGATCATCCCCGACTATTACGGGTTCATCCCGTTCTGGGCGACGATGAACACGCCCTATTTCCTGATGTACGACTCCGGGTTCTCTCCAGCCAACATCCGGCCCGACTACATCTTCCCGTTCATCGAGTACCAGGAGTGGCGAGGGTTCTACGACCGCCTTCCTAGGCCGACTGCGGCCCAGCCTAACCGAATGACGGAATGGCCGAACAAGACGCTGGAGTTCGACCCGACTCCAGGTCCAGCTCCTTCCGGGGCCGCGTGGGGCATCAAGTTCGACTATCGCGTCATCAACCAGATTCTCAGCAGCCAGAATGACGTTCCGAACCTTCCAGCCGAGTTCCACGAGCTGATTGCATGGGTGGCCGTTCGGATGATCTGCGAATCCCGCATGGATACGGGGCCTCTCTACCAATCCAGCAACAACGAAATCCAGAAGTACATGGACCGGCTGAAAGCCAGATACCTCCCGCAGATTCAGGTGGACATGGTGTATGCCTGAGTCCCTTATCTCTTTTGAGGGCGGACTTGATCTAAGGTCTGCATCGATCAACGCCCCGAAAGGGACGCTGGCGGCGTGCTACAACTTCGAGAAGGACCAAGGGCCTGGGTATGTAAGACGCCTCGGCTGGGTACGCTACGATGGCCGGGTTTGTGGTCCTGAGATTGAAGACGCCCTTGTCGTCCAGTTCAATCCCGGAACGCTGACGGGCGTCTTCAAGTATGCCGAGCAGGTGGTCATTCAGTCCGCTGGGCTTCCCGATGTCAATGGAATCCTCGTCGCGCAAGCAAACATCGGTATTCGCGGGTCGCTGACGATTGCCTATCCGATCCAGACCTACTCGGAGTGGAATGACATCACGACCTACCCTCTGGCAACGAGCATCACGGGGCTGAGCAGTGGAGCGACAGTAAGTGCTATCGCCGTTCAGCCGGTCTTGATGAACGACCAAAGCCTGTCGGTCTTCCAGTACGACTCCATCAAGCGCTCCGCGACAGGTATGCATTCCCAGTCAGTAGGGGCGGTCCCCGGCAGGAATGAATCTCCTCTGGATGCCGTGTTCACGTACGGCGACAACAGCTACGCCATCCATGATTGCGTGGTGTTCACCTACACGAACGGGAAGTCGCTCAACAACTTCGGCAACAGAACAACGCCTGTCGAGGGCCACGTCCTTCGGACGAGCGGAGGAGGGACGAAGCTGGGGAGCATTCTCAGCATCACCGTGGACTCCGGCTCCATGGAGCAGGCGAATGCAACAGGCACGATTGTCGTCTACGACTGGCCGCTAGGTCTCGCTCTCCCAACAGTCGGCACAAAGCTGGACCTCTACAACGCCGCGAATTCCGCCATCATCACGTCCAACGTCATCTCCATAGGCGTTGCAGGAGACCCCGAGGATACGCGGGCACTTCTCTACAAGACCTACGAGCAGTACGTGAAAACGTACCCCTTCACGGCGACGAAAACGGCAAAGCTCGCTCCCCCGCAATATTTCGCGGTCGCTCCACCTACGTGGACGCGCTGCACGCTGACGCGCGAGCTTCCGTACACCGTCGTCGGAGTTCCTGCGGACCCGCTGAACAACTGCTTCGGACCCACGGGAAGCCAGTTCTACTCCACCTACGAATACACGCGGCTCGGGCTTACTGCCGCGTTGAGCAACAACCAGTCGCTTAGCACGGGCGAGAAGTTCCCTACGGTCGCTACGGACCTTTCAGCCGCCCGCTGGACGAATCCCAACAACATCCTCGTGCAGGATGGCGCAGTCGCCTCTTACGTGGCGATCAGCGGAAACACAGGCCTCGTCACAGCCGCCTTGAGAGGGCAGACGTTCGACTTCTCGGCGATCCCGGATGGGTCTCTGATCCTTGGCGTCCAGTTCCGCTTCCGAGCGAACTGCACGACCTCGGGGGATTACTACGCGAGCAATATATACCTTACCTCTGGAGCCTTCCCGAACGGCGTAGGAAGTCAGAACAAAGCCGGGCCAGGACAATTGGTTC